TTCAACAAGCGCAGCGTCAAAGTTTGCGTAACCCTTTATGTTTTCCACGTTAAGACGCAGAAAGTCGAAGCTGATGCGCCCACCGCTATTGGCAATTATCTCTGTCTTATTAACTGTCGCCAGTGAGTGAAGGTTACGGCGATTAATCTCCTCAACGATTTCCGCATAGCATGATTCCTTAATGGACTTCATGTACTCACGGAAACAGATGAGCTTCCATCCGTGATAGATGACGTTATTGAGCAGGATGGTTATGAATGTTCGCGTTTTGGCGGAACCTCGCCCGCCATGAGCTACTTTGAATCTGGCTGGCTGCAGGTATTCCTCAAACGCTTCAGGAATGCTGCATTGCTCTGTCATTGCGTCTCACTTTTCACTACGTTATAAACTGGAGCCTTTGGTGTCATGGAGCCATCATCAGAAGAATGGTTGACGTCCTGCTTGTCTCTCCAGCGCTCTTTCTGTCTGTTCTTCAGCCAGAAAATCGCTGCCGTGGTATCAGCTGGCGCATGGCGCTCAACATCTGCCACCTCGATTTCTTCTTTGTCTCTATCGACCTTTATTTTGAACGCCTGCTGCTCAACATAGTTGTAGCCAGTTGCCTTTTGGTACAAGCTTCTTACTACTCGCTCATCGGCAATTTCCTTGGCGGCTTTTATGGAGTTGCAAAACTCTTCATGCTCAAGCTTCCAGCGATAGATAGTTGAGCGATGCACATCAAAGAAATCAGCAAGCTCATCATCTGTAGCGCCCAGCAAACAAAGCTTTTCCGCCTGCGCTGCATACTCAGGCTTGTACTGAGTAGGCTTGCCGCTGTTCCCTTCGGCATATTTGTTATCTTTGGGCGCTGCCATAAATCACCTTAAGCCTTAGTGAATGCTTGTGCGTACTCTACTGTGCGACCCGGACCCATCTGAATGACAACCATGTCACCCAATGGCAGGAAGCCTGCAGCAATCTTCGCGTTGCATTTGATTGTGAAATCCGCACGGTCCTGACTTACCACGATGTCGTAATCAGTTGCAGTCGTACCACCTGCAGCTACCACCTGGAAGTATTCGGTCTTACTGACTGTTGCATGAACGCCTTTAAGGCTTCCTTGCGGGAAACGTGATGCAGCGATATGCGCTTTGACTACCGGCACGAGGTTAGCGACAGAGCCGGCCGTTGCTGTCTGGATAGATGTAATTGCCATGATTGTTCCTTTAGCTGATAGAGACTTCGGCTGAGTCGCCGTCATTTGAAGCGGTTCTAATCCACGCGATAGTAGGCGGAGTTATCGTTGCCCAGTTATCGTCGTTATCGGTCAGCATGTGACCCTGCCAGAAGCCATTTCCCGGATTGGTTGTTGCATCCGCTAAGCGCACGGCTCCAGAAAGCACCTGAACTGTTTTAGTCTGCGTTCCGTCAGTAACCTGAATCCATGCAGAGCCAACCGTTAGCATCGATGTGTTAATCGCCATGGTTAACTCCTTTACGTTAATGGCTGCATGAATACTTCAGAGATGGTTGCTGTGGTTCCTGTTGTTCTGCGTACTGCGCAGTAATGACCTGCTGGAACAAGCCAGGTTAATTGGCCTCTGTCACCTGAGCCCATACCAACCGATACAGCTATGCCAGTTAGTGACGACCTGAATGAAGCAACTCTCTTGGCTGTTGCGGTATTGCCAGAGGCAACATCTGCCGATACAGGACCAACCCATAGCTCGACGACATCAGCCAGCGTTGCGGCTAGTGTTATTGAGTAGGCAACATCAATCATCACAGAGAGGAAGTGTGGCTTCGTTGTGTCAGTAGCTCTGAATGAGGTGCCTAGAGTTACTGCGGTGGTGATTCCTGCACCTGGCGACAATCCAACACCTTGCGCACCAGTTGCCCCTACGGGGATCCCAAGGTTAAGTGTCTGGTTTGGTGCTGTACCGGTGATTGTCGCTGTGGCCGAACTACCAGCGGGCAATGTTGTTACTGTGCCGATGGTTAATGTGTTTGCTGGGCCAGGCGATCCGGTGCTCCCAATCGGAATTCCAAGGTTCAATACCTGATTCGGGGATGTACCGCTTATCGTTGCAGTTGCCGATGAACCTGCAGGAAGTGTCGTAACTGTTCCTATCGTAAGAGTGTTTGATGCTCCGGGCTGTCCAGCGATGATTATCGCCCTTCCCTTTATGATCATGTCCAGCCCCTTACGGTCTATGCGAACAGGTCTAATACTTCCTTAGCTTCACGGATTGCCTTCTCAGTCTTAGCAAGAGCTGTTGTTTCATTGGCTGTCTTGGCATATGCATCTTTGAACAGCTCAAAGTTCAACTCGCTACCGGAGATAAACTCAATGGCCTTTTCGGTAGCTGCCGAGTCATTCATCACCAGTCGGTAGACTTCGAGCTTCAGTTTCTGTGCATCTGTCATTTGGGTAATGTCTGCCATTGTTGGCTCCGTTGGTTGCTATCCCGCAGTGGGGATGAACGAAAGAATCAGGATGATTGTTGAGGCTGCCAGCGTTATGACAGAGGCTAATGCAAACGCGCAATGCACGAAGGTGATTAATCTGTCTTTGGCTGAGTGCTTTGGTAGATGATGGTTAAGAACGTCATCGCGTATGAGTGACATTCCGTAGAGCAGTGTTATTTCACGCTCTCGTTTCCTCATTGGCTACCTCAGGCATTGCGTTCTCACGTATTCCTGCAATCCGGTTAATTGCTTGGTGATTGTTTCGATTCGCTGTCTGAGGGTGAAATAATCCCGTTCAGCGGAGTCAGTAAGTCGGGGGCCGGAAGCATCATCCATGCCGGAGGTTCCGGTGGTGTTACCTTTGCAGGTTGCGTTGAGCTGCAACCGACGCTTGCCAGTAGCAACATCGCGCTCAAGCTGATTGATAGTTTCCTGAGCATCGGCAAGTTCCTGTGTATATTTTGCGTCCAGAGTGGCAACGTCGCGCTGACGGGTCTGCATATCGGTAATGGTTGCTTTTGCCAGTGCAGTTTCGTTAACCGCCGTGTCTCGTTGCTTCTTGTAGTCGATGGCGTTGTCACGGTAGTGATTAACGGCCCAACCAAGCGATACGATGATGCAGGCAATTACGGCAATGATGATTGCGGTTAGTCTGCTCATGATAAGAACAGCGTTCTTTCACGCCGCCTCCGCGGGAGAAGGATATCGGGGTCATTACCGGCCTTCTTCCAGAGCAGGAATGCATCAGCGGCTGCCTGATAGTTTTTCAGGTTGAGCTGACGAAGCACTGTTGAACCTGCGAATGCTGTCTTGCCGATATTGAATATCAGGCTGCACAAAGCATCGTACTGGTTTTGATTAAGCGGAACGCGAACAAGGCTGCTAATTGCATCTTCCACCCATTGCAGATCACCTTTCAGAAGCTCAGATGATTTATCTGCTGTTATGGTCATGCCAAGTGCAACTGGCTTGCCGTCAACCTTCCCGGCATGACCAACACCGATTGTTGGTATGCCGCGACTGTCGAGATAGGCTTTTAGATTCTCGCCTTCTTCACGCTTAAGTTTGGTGATTCCGTTACTGCTGATTTGCATCATCGACTCCGGCTTTTTTAGCAGCGAAGCGTTTGATTAGCGCACCGATCGAGTCAGTACCGATGTAACCGATGAACACACTTGCGATATAGGCAAGGTTGCTACTCAGTCCGGCGAAGTCGAGAAGGTCTCTCACGAACCAGGCTATAATGGCGCACATCGTTGCGTCGATTACCGTCTTAGTAAACGCACCGCCATTATATCTTCCGCGAAGGTACGCCATTGCAAACGCTAGGATGGCTCCGATGCCTTGCTCCTTCACCGCCATGAGAGCGGATAACAGGTCATGTTTTTCTGGCATCTTCATGTCTTACCTCACAGTAGTGAGGATTTGTTCAAAATTAAGAATCTAGGTAATTGTCTGCTGAACAAATCCGATCTATGGTCATGGCGTCTGATCAGACGATATGGGCCTCGGTCTTTGTTCGTGAGCGCATTCACGGGCAAGATGACAGGAGGCTGTTAGCGCAGTCTCTTGTCGCCCATTTTCACGAAGCCCGCCATTGAGCGGGTTTTCTTTTTTGCAAAGCGCATACACCGTAGCCACAGCGGATAAGGTGAGGGTATTGTCTGTCTGGTATTTGGTGGGATGCGCTTTCAGAAAGGTCGTGCTTAAAACGCAAAAAGCCCCAGGTTATTAACCCCGGGGCCGTTGAATGACTGCACTACTCCATCATTGGTTTCAGATTAAACAAATATCGCCACTTTGTAAAGTGTGATTTTCTAGATAATTCCTATTTCGTAGAAAATAATTACTAGCGAGTGACTTTGCTCAACATCTGATTTGCATATTCCTCCTGCTTAATACATTCACTGACCAGGCTTTCGAAGAAGTCCTTGTATGACCTTCGCCATGTGGTTTCTGGCACATCAATCACCGTAGCGCAGATGTATTGCCGTACTGCATCGGGCAGCAGGCGAGCATAACCTCGCCCATTGCAGCGACCGCACGTTTTATAGGCAGGAACGCCGCCCTGTAGAATAGTTTTCTCTTTGTCGACCACCAATCCCTTCCCGTTGCACTGGCATGCGTTGGTCAGCACGCCTTTCCCTTTGCATTTATGACATAGCACCTTTACCGTTTCCTTGCGCTCAGTCAGGTACGGCTGCCCGATGCTTTTCATCGTCATGACTTCAGCATCGACAAACTTCTTACCGGCGCAGCAATCACAGGTTCGCGTACTGGCAGCGCTGCGGGAATAGTCAGCAAATGCGAATGTTGCGAGCACTTGCATTACCTTTGGCTTAATATCATTTTCGAGCTTACGTAAGGCGGCAACCTTATCGCAGTGCTCAAGTGCATATTGGGTCAGCAGTTCAATAGTTTTCTCACGGTCATTGCTGCTGATTTCCATCTTCCCCAAAAACGCGCTGTAACCCAACGTGGCTCGACTTTGCGTCATACCCATGGCTGCCATCACATCAGTACCAGTTAACGTCTCTGAGGATGTTGCACGCGGCGTATCGTTTATCTGTGTAGACTTCGCGAAGTGAAACTTTACTGCGTTTTCCAGGTTCATGCTGCATCACCTCCTGTTGGTTTATTCGTTCCAATCCGATTACGCACTTCCCGCAGCTGCTCACGCACATATTCAAGACTGCGCTCAAGCTCATGCTCTTTTCCAATCAGCACCTGCTCGTTATGCATATCGCGCTGACGCTGCCATTTGACTTGCTGGATGTTAGTTACTGAGCACATACGGGTTCTCCTACTAAGCTGTCTAACTGGCGACGCATCATCTTCAGCGCTCCATCAGGGAACGGTTGACGGGCTAAACCTGCGAAGATGGCGCGGATTTTCTTGTCGCGGATGCGCTTTAGTAACTCGGTTACTGTTGCGCGGATGGTGGCGTTAATCTTGCGGTCTTCGAGTTGTGCGAAGCGTACGGATAACTCCACTGTGACCAAAGCATCCAGATACTCTTCGCAGACCTCTCTGCTTATGTCTGTCATGCTGCCTCCTGCATAATCTGCTCATGGTTCAGATACTGACCCCAGCAACTGACAAGCAAGCTGGCTTTCACTACGGCTTTCTCTTCGTTGCACCAACGGCAGAACCAGTTAACAGCGCCTTCCATTTCTTGCTTAACCTTGTCGGCGTTATCGAAATGCAGGGGATAGACGACATCATCGAAAATTACTGCTGTGGTCATTGGGTATTGGATTTTGCTCATGCTGCCTCACTTCTGCTTTCACGCATCGCTCTGGTTTTCTGTCTGTAATGCCTCGCCAGTTCCTGCAAGCCTTCACGCGTCCATTTCTTGCGATCGTGCGGGCCCATTAACCTGTCGTAAGCTTCTTGCCCTATTTTTTCGATTAGCTTTGGACGGTATGCGCCTATATTTCCTGACAGATATGAATTGCAATATTCGCATTGAGCATGGCAGTTGGTTTCGTCGTATCTGGTTTCTGGAGATGCGCCAACCGTCCTGAAATGACCTGCATTCATTTTCGCTCCAGTAAGCCTTCCGCAGCTGATGCAAGGGTTGCCTGCATCTCTTGTGCGGATGTATTCGTTAAATGCTTGCTGAGTGAGTTTGTGGAAGTAGCTAAGGGGTTGTAGTGATAGCTTTCGAATCTTTAACTTGTCTTTCTGCTGCTGATATTCTCGTCGTCGTTTCTTGTCTGCTGCTTTCTCTGCTTTTTCTCTCTCCTTGCTTCGTCGCTCTATTGCTAATTCAGTTCCGTGTTCCGGACTACACCACCACTGATTTGAGAATGCCGGGTGGAACCATTCATTGCAGACTTTGCATTTTCGTCGAGGGGCTTTAGCCATTTGTCAGTTCCTTCTGTCGCTCATCTTCGTGAGAGAAGTCTTCTCCGTCGATAGGCATTAAATTGCACGGCCTAAATACACCATAACCAAACTCCTCCTTTTTCGATGTATAAACATCCCCAGTACAAATCCATGCTTGGGAGTCGCCGCTGTGTTGCCATATTTTCTCAGATACAGGTGATTTGTATATTTCACCCTGTGAGACCACAAATAAAAGTTGAACGCATTTGCCATTTAATTCCGCTTGATTTTTCAAGCCGAAAACTAGAGCCATTCTTCCAGCACGTAAATCACTCATCGTCTTCCTCCTTCACTTTAGGGTTGTAGTAAAGAACCGATAAGCACTCTTCGCACATATGCACTTCATCGGACTGGAGTTGCTTATTGCATCCCGGGCACAACGTTCGACGTATGCTCTGCTGCTCGTACTCTTGAGGCCATGGGGTAAGCATCAGTGAAACCTCGCTGTTTGTTCTGCTGGCTCAATGGAAATGACCGGGTCTTTGTCGCCTAACTGCCAGATAATTCCCTGCTCTTCTTCGCCCTCAGTAATTACCTCCACATAAGCCATCAGGTAATTCATCATGATGTTTATGCCGTCGACTCCTTCGCTTTCTGCATCTTCCATGAGGTCAGAGAAACGCTCGATATAGTCTTCTTCTGCGCTCATAGCTATTTCCTCGCACGGTCACGCAGCCAGCGGATATCCCACAAGTGCGCGGTGTAGTTGAAGGTTGTTACGTCTGATTCGTTAGGTACTGGCTTGGGTTTTTTCCTGGAGCGTTTGGTGGGGATGAATATCAGGTTGTCCATTGCTATTTGGGTTATGCTTCGTCGCTGTTTTCCCATATAACCTCAGAAGAAGTTGTAGAGCTGATTCAAGACGTTCTGGTCTTTAGTCTTGCCAAACACATGCTTGATAGCTGCGTTAATCATGGCGCTGTAGCAACGTTCGAATTCATCAGCCTCCATGCTGCCGTATGACAGGCTTTTAGCCTCAGCCCTAACCTCACCGCGAATGTTCGTCACCATGTCGTAGAAGCCAGCCAGTATCGTCAGGTCTTTTCTGAACCTGTTAAACTGAGTGGTTTCGTCTGCATGCTCAAGCCCTGCTCTATCAGCAGCCCAGTGCTGAAAGCAGAAGTTGAAGAACGCGAACATTTTTCGATGGAAGGCAGGATTACGGGTTAACTTGAATTCGGCTGTGTACATCTCGCCGTTTTGAAACTTGGTAAGGCGGGGTAGGTCATGTTCAAACGCCGGAGCGAATACTCCCCCTGCGGTCTTGATCATCTCGATTTGCATTGGCGTCTCTCATGCTCAGAAGGACGTAGCCAGGAAGATATGAACCGACATCAGCAACGTGAATAACTTCACGCTCGCATGCGTCGCCCGTGTATTCACCATTCCATTCGTAAAGCGTCAGAATATCGCCGACCTGATAGTTGCGGTCGTTCTTGCGAAGCTCTGCCAGCTTCACGCCGTCGAGTACAGGAATGAAATGCTCAGGAAGAATTTTCAGTTCATGCCTCATACTCACTCCTTCACTTTGATTCCAGCGGCGCGGATGGATTTCTCTACAGCATCTGACCACATAGCCCTATCTCCACAGTCATGCGGAGAAAACCATTCTGGCAACTCAATCTCGATAACTGCGCGAGATGCGGTCCATGCCGTTGACCATCCCTGCCAGCGCGACCGCAAGTCTGGATGCGATTTATAATCTCCTTCACCTCGCCAGTATTCTAAGTAGTCATGTCGATATCCGAATTCTTCCATTAACCACGATTCGAAAGCCTTTCTTGATTCGTCCATATTCCTCTCCATCACCACTCGTTTTTAAGTAAGCGCCATGCCGCCTTCCCGCGTGGGAATATCTTGTCGATATTCTTCATCATGTTCTTTGCCATGACTTTGCGGTAGTCATTACGATAAGGCTTGTTGCGGATAACCTTTGCCATCTTGTAGTGACGCCTGAATCGCTCTTTTGTCCATTCGTCGTAAAGAACGCCAATCGTTGTCATCATTCCTCTCCATCAGCGTGCTTGGGTGTTAGTCGAGTGAATCCATCATTCTGCGTAGTGCGGGTCTCACAGCATCCTGAATGTCTCGCCTGGTATATTCGGGGAATAGCTTTTGAAGCTGCACCCATACGCCATTGGCGTTCCTTTCCATTCGGCAAATTCGCACCAATGCCATTTGCATTTCGGCGGTCGTGTTTTCGTCAATTTCCATATCTAAGCCCTCACCTCTCTTAATGCCTTGTTGATAAATGCAGTCAGGGGGTTAGCTGCACCAAAGTTAAACACTGGCTTCTTGCTGTATACCCATGCGTTCTTGTGGCACCAGTCACGATGAAGCTCACCGTTTTCATGAAGGTTCTTGAGCATCTTCGTAACGAGGCGCTTGTCGATTCCAGTTGCGGTAGATATCTCAACTGCCATTCCGGTTTCGTGCTCGTCAAGATAGCGCAGAACAGCTTCTGTTCGCTCATGATGGAGTGCAGCAAGCCGGTAGTGCTTAACGCTGTTACTGATGCGATCAACCTCAATCAGTCCGTCTGCGATAAGGTCACGCAGTAGCAGGTTGATATGTGATTTCTGGCATTTGAGGAGTTTTGCGAATTGTGGTGCTGAGGTGGGAATGTTTATTTCAAGGTGGTTGAGTATTTTGTCTCGTGTGTTCATACATCGGCTCCTGAGTATCGCCGGCCTTTCTGTTGAGGTGGGCCAGCTACTGCGCATTTCGCTCTGGCCTCGGCCTGGTCGCATCCAACAAAGTGACCATTTCGGAATCCCTGATACACAGTTCCCAGAGAGCCAAAGCGGTTTTTCGTCACGATGATTTCTGCGTATGGTGCGGCTGGGCTGTTTTCGTCATACACAGCCTCGCGATACAGCATGATGATTGAGTCTGCATCCTGTTCGATACTGCCTGAGTCGCGCAGGTCTGCGTTGGTTGGTCGTTTGTTGGGGCGCTTCTCGACTTCTCGGGACAACTGGCTGAGTGATACGACAGGGGTTTTAAGCTCCTTCGCCATGGCCTTCAGGCTTCCGGAGATGTGAGCAATAGCCAGGTCGTTTCGTTCTGCTTTTGGCTTCTGAATGAGGCCGAGATAGTCAGCCATGATGAGCGACAGGTGCGGATTTTCCTGCTTCAGGCGTTCTGCGATTGACCTGATTTCCTCAACCGAAAGTCGACATGCATCGACTACCCATACGTCTAGACCTGCAAGGCGCTTCATCCCTTCTGCAACCCTGCCCCATGCTTCGTCGTTCATGCGAGTTGGGTTTCTCAGCGAGCTAACCGACATCATCCCGGCTCCGGCAATGCTTCGCTCAGCAATCTGCAGCGCACTCATCTCCATCGAGAAAATCAGCACTCCGCGTTTCTGCTCTGAGTTAGGCAACGTCCGGCTTGCGACGCTTTCTGCCAGTTTGAGCGAGAACTCCGTTTTGCCCATTCCAGGGCGTGCTGCAACGATGATCAGGTCTTCGGCGTTAATCCCACCAAGGATTGCATCAAGCTCGTCGATACCGGTCTTGAGGTTGTCTGACTCTTCACCGTTACGCAGGCGCTTATCAAGCGTTTCCGTGTAGTCGGTGATGATGTCGCCAAGGTGAACGGGTTTGATTTCGTCTCGCGGCTTCCTGATGGCTGACAGACGCTTCACAAGCTCGTCCATAGCCTGACCTGACGTGTCGATAGTTCCGTTCTCGATAGGGTCACGCATTTCGCTGATAAGCTGCAGTACCAGGCGTCGATGATAGTTATCGGAAACCATGCTGGCGTAGCCTTTCAGGTTTGCAGCGCTTGGACATGAGCGAGAAGTCATCATCACTGCAGTTGCGTACTCGTCGCCGCATTCCTCTGCGACCATCAGAGCGTCAATAAGGTTGCGGTTACGTGCTTGCTTGCAGATCACCTCAAAGGCTTTCCGGTAGAGCGGGATGGAGAATGCTTCCGGTTCAAGCGTAGCCAGAACGTCGCCAGCTGCAGGCGTTAACCCTCCCAGGAGAAGTCCGCCGATAACACTGGCCTCGATATCCTGTCTCATAGCGTTCCCTCACGAATTGCGGTTAATACTTTCGGTTGCAGCAGGTAATCAAACGTTGCCACCCAGCCACGGTCGTTATCACCGAAATGGAATGGCCTTGCAGCGTTCATGAACGCTTTCACGTATGCCCGGTAGCCGTCGATGTTTTTGGTAGCGAGAGAGTTAATCAGCTTCTTGAGTTTGCGCTGACGCTCTGCGTTGGCCTCTACAGCGTGAGGTAATCTGTCACCCACGATTTCGTTGTATGCTTCGAGATACTCGTTGTAGTTGATGCGAACGATCTTTCGCTTTTCAGGTTTAGAGCCCTCAGCACATCCCCCTTTAGGGGGTAAGGGGGTATTTGTATTTATTGTCTTTTGAATATTGTCTTTTGTGTTTAGCTGAGTTGGCTTATACCCGTTAGCTGAGTTGGCTAATGTTTTATTAGCCGTCTTAGCTAATGTTAAGCTGTCTTGGCTAATCCACTCTGAGACCACCTTGTTAACGCCAATTCTCACGCCGTCTGCAATGAGAAACCTACGCTCAATCAGCTGACGTTTTGCGGCGCAGATATGCGTGTGGTGAATGCCGGTCATTGCTGCTATCTGCGTGTTTGTGAGCCTGTCCATTGGCTTATTGAATCCGTATGTCTTGCGCATGATAGCGAGCATTACCTTCAACTGCCGGGCGGTTAAATCAGCCATCAGTAAGCTGTCTGTAAGCTCGTTAGCAACGCGCATGAAGCCATCTTCGGTATCTGCCACGCGATGCTCCACAACCTCAAGGTGAGGCTTTATAGGTGTTACGGTTGCGAGATTACTCATGACCTTTCTCCTTCTGCATCAGCTTCACTTTCTCCAACTCAGCCCGAAATCGACCAGGCTGCTTGAAGCTGGACAGGAAGCGATCACGTAGTATGTTTTTGTGCATTTTGTCCTGGTAAGGACTGAGTGGTTTTGTCATAATTACTCCTGTTACTTGGCGTAACACAGTGTGTTTAGAAGTCGATAGTTAGTTGCTCAGAGCGTCCGGCCACCACCGGGCGCTTTTTGCTTTCTGGCATCACAGCTGCAATAGCCTGTCTTGCCACTTCACGAATCAGGCTTGTCTCCCAGACTTTCTCCAGAAGAACGAACGTCACCGCCATATCGTGGATGTTTAATCGACTCACTTTTGAATCAGCCCATCCCGCCATCTTTGCGAAATTCGTCTGACCCATTGAAACGAGTCGGGCACGAAGTTCTGTTTCCACTTCGCGTACCTTTTTGCTGTGATTTGCTAGTTCCATTTCTTAATATATTCCTTAGTTAATAAGTAAATACGCATCTTCTGATGCGTTGGTTTATCCCCGCATTTCGGCGGGAATGAGTCCAGAGCTGTTAAAGAGCGGTACTGCTTATGCTGCTTTACTGCTTGTCACTTTCCGTACTGGAGGAAAGGCGATTGCTTCTTTGGTTACAGGCTTAGGGAATCGGAAGTTCAAGGATGCGTTTGCAATGTCACTTGCCTTCTGTGCGGATGCTCCGCGATATCCATAAG